GATTTATTGATATATTTTAGATAATAATCATATACTTGCTCTTTCCCACAATATTTAAGACTATAGACACTTTTAACCTTTGGTTCCAATAGTTTAAAATTATAATCTAATACAACAATTTTTTGTTCATTAGGAAAATAATAGGTTTCAAATATCTCATGAGTCCAACCAGGTCTAGATATTAAAATATTAATTTTGTATTTATTGCTTCGTAAATTGCGTGTATAGTGACGATGCGTTTCATTATTAACTACATTTTTATTCGTTAGGTAAAAACCATTTTCTAAATAACAATTGTTGTTTATCTTTTCTGAAATCATTTTTAAATAATTGATAAATAAATAATATTGTATTTGTAATGAAATCAATTTTTTAATAATAAACATTATTTAAAGACTTAATTTCAATTTTGTAATAGTAACTTGGCTGTATCAATATCCACATGTTTTACTGAGCCATCTTTATTTACTATATATGTTTCTGTATTTTTAATTTCTTTACCATTTTCGTTAACTGTAGAATTATTGATAACTAATTTTGAGCCATCATTAAGTCTTCTTTCAGAACGTTGATTTGACGTAAAGTAACTTTCCGACCTCATTTCAACATTATCTGAATCAGAATTATATCTGTTTTTATACTTGTGAAAACCTGCTGAAAATTCATTTAATCTATTATTTAATTTTCTTTCCATTCTATCTATAAAATCAAATCCATCCCACATCCAATTTCGTAAACCCATTGGATATAAACCATATTGCGGGTTATTTTCAATTTGGCGTTCCCTAAATACTAATTCATTTTTTGCTTGGCGATAGTATCTATCTAATTGTTCACGATATATTTGTTTATCAATATCATTCATAGTATTATTTAAATTATTTCTATTTAAGATTAATCTATACGAATTATCTAAATCATTCCAAGTAAAATCATTTTTTAAATTAAAAACATCATAAAATGAAACAGACATCAGATTATATTATATAATTAAAATATTTTTTTTATATTTTTTTCATGTTTTAAAAATTGATTAAATTTATTCATATATTAAACAATAAATGCTAAATATAAAACATAAGATATGGAATTATCTCCAATATCAGATGAACAGCAAATAATTATAAATTATGTAAAGACGGGTGTAAATGTAAATATAGATGCTGTTGCGGGTTCTGGTAAGACTACTACTAGTTTATATATATCTAAATATAATAGTGATAAAAACATATTATTACTTACTTACAACGCAAAACTTAAATTAGAAACAAAAGAAAAAGCAAAGTTACTTAACCTTTCAAATATTGAAATACATAGTTATCATGCTTTTTGTGTTAAATATTTTTATAAAAAAGGTTTTAATGATACTGGAATATTAGAATTTTTAAAACATAAAAAAGAAACAGAACCTTGTAAAACCTTCAATTATGATATTGTTATTATTGATGAAGCACAAGATATGAACCCTTTATATTATGAATTAACATTACATATTCTAAAAAATGTAACAAAATATCAGCTTGTAGTTATGGGCGATCGCAAACAAACAATATACAGTTTTAATAAAGCAGATAATCGTTTTTTAGTGTATTCTCCTCAAATATACAAAGGGATTTGGAAGAACGCAGTATTAAGCACATCCTACAGGATTACTAATTCCATGGCTAAGTTTTTAAATGAATGCTGTAAAGGTGTTTTACCAATTAGCGCATGTAAAAACGGTGAGAAAGTAAAATATATTATTTGTGACGCATATGGTCAAAAACCATTTTTAAAAGTTATGAACTATTTAGAAATGGGATACACCTTTTCAGATATATTTATATTATCACCTAGTGTTAGGAGCGATAAATCACCTGTTCGTAAATTAGCTAATTTATTAACCAACAATGATATACCCATTTTTGTGCCAACAAGTGATGAAGAACATCTTGATGAAGATATATTAAAAGGTAAAATAGTTTTTAGTTCGTTTCATCAAGTGAAAGGGCTAGAACGAAAAGTTGTATTCGTCTTTAATTTTGATAGTGGATATTTTGAATACTATGATAAAAATGGACAAAAAGACGAAATTCCAAATACGCTTTATGTAGCAGCAACAAGGGCAAAAGAACATCTAATATTAATTCATGGTGAGGATAAACATTTTTGCGATTTTATCGATATACATAAATTACAAAGCATTGCATCCTATGATATGGGTTATTCTTCGAAATTTCAGCATAAATTAAGTTATAATAAAATACTAGATAAACCTATAAAACCAATAACTATAGGGGTCACTGAACTTATAAAATTTATGCCTGTTGAAATATTAGATCAATGTAAAGAATTATTAACTATTTCTAAAATAGATTTACCAAATGAAAAAAATATTAATATACCTGTAAAAAGTAAACAAGAAGACCTTTATGAAAGCGTTTCTGAAATCACAGGAGTGTCTATACCATCATATTATGAATTATTAACAACAAATAAAATAACTATTCATGAACATATTGAAAATAATATTATATTAAAAATGAATAGTAAAATTATTAAAATAACAAACAAATGTCTTATTGTCGAAAGCGATGATGACGAATTAGAATTAGATGAAACAGATAATAATAATTATATAGATATTAACCCAATTTATAAGGAAATATTAGAATCAAATAATACTGAAGCTTTACTTAAACTTACCACCAATTGGGTGGCTCTTAAAACAGGTTATAATTTCAAAAAATCGCAAATAAAAAAATATGATTGGTTATCAAAAGAAACATTATTAGGATGCATAGATAGATTGGAAAATGTATTAACATCTGGTTCTATTCGAAAATTTGAGATACCATTAGAAGTATCTTACAATGAATTTATTATTCGAGGTTTTATAGACCTCATTGAAAATAATACTACAATTTGGGAATTAAAAGTAGTAAAACAAATAGATACTGAACATTTTATACAAATAGCTATATATTTATGGTTATACTATAAAACATATAGAAAATTCGAGGCGGGGTTTCTATATAATATTATTACAAATGAAAAATACAGTATTTTAAGCTCAATTGAAAATTTAGAAAAAATAGTATGTATTCTATGTGAACATAAAAAGAAAGGAATAGATAAAAAAAATGATGAAGATTTTATTCAGCAATGTAATCTTATATATAACAAAGTATATGCGTAAAGCGACTGATTTATTCACTCAAAATAGTAATTACACGAGTATAGGCTGGTTTGTTTTGAGTAGTTTTACAAATGGAAACATTATGTGGTGTATAATTACCACTTTTATCTTTTTTAAGTCGCAATGTCTCCACATATTCTTTACACACCTTGGTAATTTTTGCGTATTCTTTGCCTTTTTTTGTAACATATGAAATAATCATTCCAACTTTAGCATTATCACACGTTAGTCGCATTACATCTGATTTTTGGGGCACACCATTACTCAATGGAAGAACACAAGTTTGATTTGTATTATTCACTGAATCATTTACAGAATGATTTACAAAATCATTTACAGAATCATTTACAGAATCATTTACAAAATCATTTACAGAATCATTTTGAGTATTTTTAGGCGGTTGAGGCTTGACTACAACACGAGGCTTAATATATATTGAATTAAGAACATCTAACATATCAATACGATTTATCATACTATTATACTTCTTTGCTTGCTTTAGGACAGCTAGAGTTTCAATCATATATTGATAATGACTATATGTATTATGTAGACCTTTATCTGCTACAACAATATCAGAATATGTCATAAATGCTTCATATCGTTCAGGCTTTGGAAGAATGGTATTGATTTTTTCGATAAGACAATATGCCTTAGGTCCAACTAAGAATTTACGGCAGTCTGTATACCAGTAGAGTGCTTCTTTATATTTAGAATCGCGCAATTGATTAATAATGAAATTAAAACGAAAATCAGGATTATTTAATGATTCAGTATTAAGATCGTGAGTTGTAAAAATATCTGCGTATTGAACATAAGATGGAAGGATTACTGAATATAATTTAAACCAACTAATGCACCTTTTAGAACACTCACCATAGTTATTTAGTTTATATTCGCGAATTGCTAGTCTACGCAGTTTATGCATAAGTCTAGCAATACTAAAATCAGCCATAATAAAAGTCTCAAGTGTATTATCAATGTTAATCATTGTAAATAGCAATAATATTTATGAATATAAAATAAATAAATCATATCAACTTTTTTTTAAAAATGAGAAATATTGCATATGTTATGTTCTATTTTTTTAAAATATTTTATAATGCTAAAAAAAATAGAATATATATTCTAATAATATATAAGTAATTATAAATATTATGATAAACAAATTTCCTGTGATTGGTATTTTAAGCCAGATTAATCCAGTTCATAAATACAATTATATATCGTATGCTTATAATAAATGGTTATTATCCTATGGTTGTTATACTATTTATATTAATATTAATCTTAGTGATGATGAATTAACTAAAATATTTTATGAAACAGATGGTTTATTAATTCCTGGTGGTGATGAATATCCTTATGAAAATGTAAGAACATATAAAGTCTCAATACTATTTTTAAATTTGGCTATGGAACATGGAAATTATCCAATATTAGGTATTTGTATGGGATTACAATTTATGCTAACTTATTTTTCAAATGAAAATTGGGACGAAATTAAAACAATAGTGCATAATTATGGAACATCTGATAAATTAAATTTAACTTTAGATAAATTAGAAAATAATATAATAAGTTTATTACCTAAAAAATATTGTAAAAAAAAATTATTAAATCTCAATCATAAACATGCCATTATTTGCGAAAAATTTTATAAAAATAAAATATTAACAGAAAAATTTTGTATTTTATCAACTACCAAAACAAAAGATATAAAACACGAATTTGTTTCAAGTATACAAAATAAAGAGTATCCATTCTTTGGATTACAGTGGCATCCCGAAAAAACGAATTATGAATGGTCTAAATTACAAATAATTAATAGAGATCCTGAAAGTAATATAATAAGTAATATAATTGGAAATTTTTTTGTTGAATATTGTAAATATACTAATTCTTTTACATCGAAAGCTTTATTAGATAAATATAATATTCATAAATTAAAACAGCATATTACTGATCCTTTAAAAATTAAAGATATAATAAATTATGACGAACCACTAATTATATATATAATTTCATTATAGTTACATAATTTATATAATTTCGGTAAACATTATATTTTTTTATTATCTGTTTAAAAATATAGTTGTATTATTATAAATGACTAAAAGATTTAAAAATAAAATTATTTATAAAGAAGAAAAAGAAGAGTATTATCATAATTCTAAATATAATCTTAAAATACATAATTCAAATATAAAATTAGCTGGAAAAGGAGTATTAACTGAAGAACCAATACCTAACAATTCGTTTATTGATTTTTATACAGGTAATATTAATTATTATAATAAATGTGGAGCATATTTTGTTGAAATTAATGACCATTGTGGCATAAATGCCGTATCATTCCCAAGATGTTATATGGCCATGATTAATGATTCACATAATTCACAATATAATAATAATTGTGAAATTAGAATAAATAATTATAATATTGAAATTTGGTCAATAAGAAATATTGAAAAAGGTGAAGAACTATTTATGAGTTATGGTAATGAATATTGGAATTAAATTATATCGGTTGTTAATAACCTATATAATTTAATAATATAATAATATATTATATAATAAATGAATGAAGGCCTTTTTTTAACTATATTTATTATTCTAATTGTTATTTCTGAAGCAATAGCTCAAAATTATATAAAGAAGGGTAGTATAAATGGTGATTTAAAATATTTATTTGTATCCATATTTTTTTATGGATGGATATGCTATATGTTATATAAATTATATGGAAGAAATAATATGGGGTCTACATTTGCTATATGGTCAATTACGAGTAGTATAACTATATATTTACTAGGATTTTTAATGTATGACGAATTTTTAACACTTAATGATATAATTGGATTTTTGTTATGTGCTATTGGGTTATATCTAATATTTATAGCAGACCATAAGAAAAGTGATTTAATGAGTATGTCTATTCTGAAAAAAAACACTTTGTAAAACATGAACGATTAATATTTTTTTTTGTTGTATTTTGTAGTAATTTCTGTCTTGGGGTTGTACAACAACTATCAATTATATTAGTTGTTATATTTGGTTCAAAAAGATGTGTAATTAAATCATTTAATATGTTCTGAAAAGTTGTATCAACAGATTTAATATTATTCCCAGATACTTCATAATATTTCATATTATATTTTTTTGATAATGTGTGAATATCATAGTCTGTAATAATGTGTGGCTTACTATTTTTAATATTACCTATTAAAATCAATAAAGGCATATTCTTGGAAATTTGGACATTATTTTCTATAAAGCGTTCATACCATATATCCACATTATTAAAACTTTGTCTATTGTGAACATCAAAAACTATAATTAAACAGTCAATATTTTGATAACAATATTTATTTAAAGGTATTAAACATGTATGTCCCATTGTATCCCAGATTTGAAGTCGATATAAAATATTATTTTTATTATATAATTTAATATACATCTCTGGTGAAGTTGTAGTATCAATATTTATATGATAATTATTTTCATTAATCAAACTATTTATAATAGTTGTTTTTCCTATTTTATGGTCGCCCATAATAGCTAATCTAATTAACTTTCGTGGCGACAATTGGCAATCTTCATTCATTATTTATATTGTTAAGCTTTTATTTTTCTTATAAGATGGTGTAATTATATACTATTTATTTTCTTGGCTTAATTTTTTATCATTAGAAAAACAATGATTTATACAATAGGTTATATGTCTTTCACCTTAGGTTAGAATTATACAACTTAATATATTTTAATATTTTATATTGGATACTAAAATATATTATTTAAGATTTTTTAGTTTTTACTTACCGCATTTATTTACTTCTTTTTGAAAGTCTATTATTTTTTTGGTGGTAGAATTACAAGGTGGTTCTGCTAATTTAATATTATATCCAGCTAATCCAGGTCTTCTTGGTGGAGCAATAATATTTTCTGTTTCATATTTTCTATCATCGTATACTGGAATATAGTTATCCTTAAATTTTGATGACTTAACTCTTTTTAATGCTGTAGGAGGATTGTTGCAATCACCAACTAGAGCATTTTTCAAAAGAGGGTCTATCTCAGACATATCTAATTCACATTTTTCATCTTTGTTGTATGTTATTATATCAGGTTCACCATAGTTCATGTTAATATCTGAATAGGTGGGAAGTTTAAATGTTCTTACATTACCATTTGCGTCCGTTGTTTCCATAAATTGAACATCAATACCAAAATAAGAATTTGATGTATCTGGACATTTAGTGCCATAGAGATTAACATTAATACCATCTCTACCCGAAACCTTACCTTCAGATATATCTTTATTAAAAAATTTATTAACTGAATTTAAAAAACTCTTTGTTTTTTCTTGTTTCTGAACATCGGAAGTTCCACCTAAACAATCATCATTATTTAATATACTTGCTATTGCGTCCTTTGTATCATTCGATAAACTACTTTTAAATGCGTGATCTAATTCTAAAACAGTTCTTCTTTTTTCAGGATATTTTGATTTATATAGTTTGCTAGTTTCTTTGGGCATAACTAATTTTGGAATATAATTAGATATTTTATCAGTCTTTAATTTTTCATTATATTCTTTTATTTTATAGTCATCTTTTTCTTCAGTCCAGTAAAGGGGATCATTTAAACAATCACCAAAATATAATGAATTAAGATAACTATCATTAATATTTTTGCGGTTTAATACACATTCTACTCCATTTTTTTTATCGCGTAGTGTGCCACTTCCTTGTAAATTATTTACAGAACGTATACTATCAATAAACATACCTGTGCTATTTTTAGTTTGATTTGGTTGACATTTTGAACCAGTTATTTCTAATATTGGAGGAACATTAAATTCACCAACAGTTCCATCTTTATAAACATCTCTATAAAAACATAAATTACCCAATGTCTTATTTGAGTTTGGTTTTATAAATAGTATTCTTTTGTCTGTTTTTTGTTTCTTATCTTCTATTTCTTGTTGTTCTTTAGTTAATTTATCATCATTAAAATTAAAAAGTGTAAATGGTTCAATAACATTATCTACATTTTCAGTTTTTTTATTATTAATATCAATTTCAACAATTCTACCATCAGCAGTCCAGATATGATTACTCATTATATAATATAACTTAATATATATTATATAATAATAAATATAATCAAAAAAATAAATTTTTAATTATTTAATAAAAAAGTTCATTTTATTATTAAACTCTTTTTTGTTATTTAGTTGGCTACATAGCATGGATGTGGTCGGAATGCATATTTTTGAACTTTGGGTTGTGATAGATGAACAACCCCATTTTGAAACATTCGGTGTTGACACCGATAGGACATTCTCATGGAATAACAGTTTGAATTGGTTGGTGTTGGATTGGGTTCCAATTCTTGTTCTAACCATTGCCGTTGCTGTTCATTTGGTTCATCGTCAATCTCACCTTCATGGGTGAGATAATATCGTAAATCAAAATAATGTTCTGGCTCGTCATTGTTTTCAGGGGCGTATTCTTCATTTTCAGTAGAGTAGCCCTCAAGGTCAAAGTCATCTTCATCGTCTCCATCGTCGTAGCTGTTTTCGTCATATGTGTCTCCATCGTCGTAGCTGTTTTCGTCATATTGATCATCTTCGTCATCTTCGTCATCGTAATAGCCCTCCTCGTAAGCTTTCTTGTATTCCAATTCGTACTTTCGATTGAATAGAGAGCCATTTGTCATTCCTAAATTATTGGAGAACACAATTTCGCCTCGACACATTGGACAATTGTAGCTGTTTTCACTTTCCAAATTGAGAAACCAAGGCAAAATGCATTTGCGATGGAATATGTGTCCACACTTAAGACGTTCTCCCATCTCTGGAAGGTTGGCGTTGTTTCTTATTTTTTGAACGGCAAGTGCCCTAGATGGGCTAAGTCTCTTAAACTCGGCGTTTTCGAGGCAAATCACACAGGTATCTTTTAAGCACATATTCTTTGGTCTATCCTAAAAACTATTGTTATTGTTGATAATAAAAAATCATCCATCAATTTTTTTTACCATATATAGTCTATTATTTGTGCCATTTTATTAGCATCCAGTTTGAAATCGCGAAGCTATACTATTATCCCAATTAACATCCCATAAATCTATATTTAATTTACAAATTAAATTTGATATATCGTCTATATCTATTTCATCATTACGTAAGTTTATCATAGGTGTTTCTATTTGTTCTAAAGTATTCATACTAATTAAATTATAAATAATATAAAAAACTATTTCAATTTTTTGTCTTTATTTTAAATATAATTAAATTTTTTATTATTTAGGAAAAATTGTATATCGGTTGACATTCATTAAATAATGTTAGAATTGCTTGTTCATATGTTGAATGGGCAAAATCCAAACTATGTTGATATATATCGGATTGCGGATTTACCACAACAATAGGAAAACATTCAGGGGTAACCATATCTGGATAATAATGCTTAATAACAAGTGGTGCTAATATATATCCAGAACTCGAAAACGCCAACATTTTTTGAATAATAGTTCCTAGAAAACGCCTAGATTTTGAAAATCTTGGAAATTTCTCATCCATAAACACATCTCTAAAAATTATCAAATTTGGAACGATACTATCAGTAATAATATTCCTTGAATGAACACCTGGAAGGGAATTAGCTTTGTGTGTAACACGCAATAAATATGCTAGAATAGTAGAAGACAGTAGATTAGCCCAATGGTAAACTGCTGAATTTTGTGTTGTTTCTTTGTATCCATAGTCATTAAATATTTTCCAAAAGGTTGTGTTTGAATTAAGTGTTTTAGCCAAATATAACAACTCATCGTCGCATAGTTCAACCAATTGGTCTTTTTTAAGATCAATATTTGTGGTTTTATTATTGGATTTAACAAGATTTCCAGGTTCAGTTGTATATTCTGCTATCATAGCTAAAAAATTATCAACTTTGCGTTTTTGAGATTTATTAGCAATTCTAAAATTTTTATAAGATAAGGGATATGTTTCTAATTCATTTAGCTTACTAAAATCAAGCTGTCGCACTGCTTTTCCAAAACTAGAATATTTTTTTTTATTAGCTCTTGGCGCCCGAGGTGTTGGAGGGCAGCATACATTATGCACCAATTTTTCAGGTGTACTAAATTGAACTTGTCGAGTATTATCACTATTTACATTAACTACAATATTCTCATTTTTACATTGACTACGAGTTTTAACAGGCATAGTATAAATATGTTCTTGGAAAATGAACCTAATTAGAGAAAATGAATTGTAAATAATATATCAATTTTTTTTCAATGTTAGTACATTACTATTTACATTATTATAAATAGAATTCTAATGAAATTTTATATAATTATAATATAATGATAGATATTTATATTATTTGTATATTAGTTATCTCATTACTATATTATTGTATAGCAAAAGAGAGGATGGAATTAGGTTGCTATCGCTTTTCTATAGACCGTCAGTGTAATGATGATGAAAGTGTTTATGTTAAAAATACCAGAATGGAAAAAAATGATAATTGTCTTGATTTATTAGATAGGTTGGGAAGTATTGTTAGTTATCATGAAAAAGGAGGTGTTTGGAAAAGATGTTTAATTATATCAGCTATATGTGTCTTTGTAATCTATTTAGTTTACAATATTAATTCTAAATTTGATAATATTTATTATTATTTAATAATATTATTATTAATATTTACACTACTTTATTTTTATCATAATTATATTAATTATCACCATTTTAGAAGATTGAAAAATAATGCTATAGAAATAATAACTGAAATTAAGAAAAAATGTTATAAATGAAAATTTCTATATCGTTAAAATGATATTATTATTTACTTTTTTTATATTTTTATTGATTATATTATAAATTTCGTTGTGGTAATCATCTATGTATATATTATTATTCTTTTCATATTGTGTTTTCATTTTTGAATAAAATTTCGCACTTTCAAAAGCATCACTAGGTATTCCCATATCTAGAATTTGTTTATGAATTATTCGATGTAATTCAACTATTTTATTTTTATATATGTTTTTAGAAATTACACTTTTTTCAAATGCTTCAGATGATGTTATTGATAATAAATACGCATTTATATCTTCTTTATATTTTTTATCTAAAGCATTCCTATATATTTTTGTATCTCTATAAATATTATTTGTATTTTTTTTAAAAATAGTTACCTGTTTTTTAATATCATTTCTTAATCTTTTTATCTCGACACTACTTTCAGATATTTCATTCATTAATTTAATAATATTATTAAAATCATCTGATTTTAATTTGAAAGCGTTTTTTTTAATCGTATTATAATTTTCATATTGTATATCATTATGTTCATATTTGGACACAAAAGATTTATAACCATCGGTGTCGCGACATATTGGACACTCATTATTTGCTCTTAAACTATCAATTATACATTCTGTATGAAATCTATGGTTACATTTCAATATGTAATGTTGCTTTTTATCATCCATTACTTCGCGGCATATTGAACACAATTCGTTCATTATATTTATCTATTTTAATATATTATTGTTTAAGTAGATAAATATATTTCAAATTTTTAATATAATAAAATTAGGTTATAAAAATAAAGATAAGTAAATTATTATAGAAAATGAATTTTAAATTTGTATCTGAACTATTAAATGGGGCACATACTATTAAAAATAATATTTTATATAACACATCATATAATTTAAGAAATATAATTATAGGTGCGAGTTCATGCTATGCTATATATAAAATCTATAATAATTATCATAATAAATTATGGATATATATTCCTTTTATTAATAAAAAAGTTTTAAAAAATTTAAAAGATATTGGTGATAAATCAGCACTTGAAAAAAATGAAATAATTGAAAGTATTCATAAATCTATAAATATTGATGTCTATCAAATACCTGAACAAGGCTTATCATCTAAAACAATATATAGATATATAGATACTTTAAAAAAACATGATACAAAATATAAATTAATAAGCGGAGCTATATATAGTAATCATGATAATCATACAGAATTAATGGCTAATGTATATAATCGTTTTGCATATACAAATCCTATGCATGGTGATGTATTTAATTCTGTTGTTTTTATGGAAAGAAATATTATAACTATGATTGGTAATTTACTTGATAACCCAAATCCATGTGGAACAATAACTAATGGTGGAACTGAAAGTTTATTTTTAGCTATTAAAACGTATAGAGATATAAAAAATGTAAACTATCCCAATATAGTTGTTCTTGATACTGTTCATTGTAGTATAGATAAAATTGGACATTATTTAGGAATTGAAGTTATTAAAATAACTACAGATAAGTATCATAGAGCTGATATTGATGATATATGTAAGCATATTAATAGAAATACTATTGCTATTATATTATCAGCCCCATCTTATGCTTTTGGTATTATGGATGATGTTCATAAAATAGCACCAATTATGACTGAAAAAAAAATACCAGTGCATGTTGACGCATGTTTAGGAGGATTTATATGGATGTTTCAAGAATTTAAAAATAACTATTCATTTCATATTGATGGTGTTACAAGCATATCTGTATGCTTACATAAATTTGGATATTCTCAAAAAGGTGTATCATGTATTATTTATAAAGACCAAAATTTATTAGAGCATCAATATTTTGCTTCTAATTCATGGGATGGAGGATTATATATTTCACCATCATTCTCTGGTTCTCGAAGTGGTGGACTTGTTGCTCAAGCTTGGGTTGGAATGTTATCGAGAGGTTTTAATGAATATAAAAAATCTTCAGATTATATTTTAAATTTAGCAAAATATACATATAATAAACTAAAAACCATTTGTGAAATGTATCCATTAGATTTAAATATAGTAAGTTTTTCTATTGGTCAAAATACATATAATTTATATGATTATTTAGTTAAAAAAGGATTTTTATTGAATTCTCTTCAAAATCCTCCCGCAATTCATATTTGTATTACACTTTTACACAATGAAACACTAATTGATGAATTATATAATCATATACTTGATTTTTTAAGTAATCAAAATATATATACTAACATAGATGGATTAGCTCCCATTTATGGAATGAAGAATGGTATACCTATTAACTGCAATGAAATTATGGATTTATGTCTTAAATATTACCTATCGACAAAATATGTAAAATAAACAAAAAAATATTATTATTAGTTATTTTTATAAACTTAATTATTGTAAGTAAAAAAAATTGATAAGTTTAAATTTTGTTTATTATTTTAAATTAGAGAAATAATAAACAACCAATATGGATAATCGCACTGTTAATTTAGATTTACATGTTTCTTGCTCTGTATTTTGGAAATATCAACTAAAACTAAAGGTAAATTGTGACGATTACTTGGATAATAATATAAATAGTAATAATACAAATGCTTCATCATTTTCAAGACTTGAACGATATCTTTGTGACGCAATGATTTCACATATACATGAAGATTTGGCTTTAAATAATGATGAGGAAAAAATACAGCAATTATGCGATATTTCTAGTAAGTTTCATATTCATGGTCATACAACCGAATCACTACTTTTAAAACAGTCTAATAGTCCACATGCTGATCATAATGGAATTATATATATCTGCACTCATTGTTGATATATCACTGTCTAAAAATTGTAGTATATATTTATTATTCCAATATAAACTAAAATTAACCCTTACAGCATTGGGTATATTTTGTATTCTAACATAAAAACATAATATTATATTATTCATCAAGCAACAAATGATATAATATTTATAAATTGTAAGATTTTAATAAATTATAGGATGACTCCAGGAATCCTCAAAACGCTGTTATGGTTAAAATTTCTAAAATTAGATTGTAATATTTTTAAATAATATTTTAAAAAAATAAAAAATAGTTAGTATGTAGACAGATTTATATATATATTTATTATTTACTATTATGTGTAATATCACAAGTGGGTGAGCTCATTTACCATTTCATCATGCTTTTGCTGGGCTAGCATGCGTCCAGTGTTGGTTCTGATAAATTCAGATGCTAGTCTTAGTAGTTTTTCTTTTGCGTGTTTGTGTACATCTGCTATGACTTGGGCGTGAGTGTATGTTGGGTTTGCGTGTTTGGAATAAGTGTATGCACGCACGACTCCTTCTTTGCCGATTGCCTCAAGTTTGTCGGCGTCGCTAACGATGTGGCGAACAAGGGCGTAGTAGGGCGTTAGGATACTGTCGTAGTCAAGTGGAGTGCCTGCTAAGATTGTCTTGTTTTCAGAACTGTAGGACACATATTTGATTACTTGTTTGATTTCTTTGTAGTTGGTGATGTTTTTTTTCCCAAATTCGTCAAGTTGTTGTTCAAGTATGCCTTCTTTGTCGTATTTATGGTCGGCGATGTCGTGAAGCCATGCCGCAGTCATTGCGTCAAGTCTAAGATTGTGGTAGTTCGGTCGATCATTGAATTCGCGTTCAATGATATCCAAAGAAATTTGTGCCACTGTCTTCATATGTTCATATCCATGGGAGCTGTCTCTGCCAAAACAAGTTGTCCCAACAAATTCAGATAGTTTGTTCCAGCGGTCTTGAAGTTCGATATTCATTATTTTTTTGTGTCCTAAACTAAAATATTAGAAACCAATAAAATTCATAAAATACTATCAATTTTTTTTAGACTATTATTAATTTTCAATCCAAATTCAAAATAAAAATATTTTTATATTATATAATAAAAACTATGTCATACGATGCTTATTATGTACGAATGGACCCACAAGATGATGGTGGGTATGCCCACATTAGGAAAGTTGGCCCCCTTAGAGGAAATAAATTACTTTCCCCAGATGAGCAGGTTACACTTAGAGCATTACTTTTAGCGGATGGACAATTAGGCAAAAAAGTTGGTAGAAACGGAGTTGATGGAGAGGGATACGTTGTTCTTAATTTATTTCCAAGAATGAATGAATTAGATAGGTTTTTCGACAGTCTAGCTAGTGAAGCAATGGATAGCGATACATTTTATAGTATGAATACTAAAAAAAAGGCTGCTTTCGCTGCGGCTAAGGCTGCGGCTGCGGCTGCCGCAAAGGCGGGAGGTGGCTTCCGTCGCCGTTCTTCCAAACGAGCATTACGCAAAAAATCAAGGATGTCTAGACTGCGTTAACCCTTACCGCGTCAACCAAATCGTGTATTTTTTATGATAAAACTAAATATTTTATTATTTTACAAACAGATAATAATAAAATATTCAATAAATTGTTAATTTTATGAAAGTCTAGGAAACCTCCTGGAGGTGTTAAAACGCTTTAAGGGTTAAAATACAAAATATACCCACAATGTAAGTGTTAAAAAGAAGAAAAATTACCAAAAAAATATATGTATAGAATATATAAAAAAAATACATGGAAAATTTAAAACTTCTTCCAGATTTTGACGCTTATTTTGTACGAATGGACCCACAAGATGATGGTGGGTATGCCTACATTGATAAAGTTGGCCGCCGTAAAGGAATTAAATTACTTTCCCCAGATGAGCAGGTTAAACTTAGAGAATTACTTCTAGCGGATGGACAATTAGGCAAAAAAGTTGGTAGAAACGGAGTTGATGGAGAGGGATACGTTGTTCTTAATACATTTCCAAGAATGAATGAATTAGATAGGTTTTTCTTTAGTTTAGCTAGTGAAGAAATAGATAATAACACGTTTTATAGTATGAATGTAAAAAAAAAGGCTGCTTTTGCTGCGGCTGAGGCTGCCGCAAAGGCAGAAGGTGGCTACCGCCGTCGCTCTTCTTTACGTAAATCAGCCAAACGCAAACAAAACAGAAAATCTAGGGCAACAAAACTGCGACTAGCGACAAAAAGAGGTGGGGGGCAGCGTCCGTTAGGATTAATGATAAAAATTGCTCCAAAAAAAGACAAATATTTTTTAGGCACAGAAATACGTGTTGACGATACGATTACTTATTATGATGGTAGTGAAGAAAAGAAAGGCAAAATTACTTCAATTATTCTGAATGGTTCAACTACTAATGATAATCCAAACCTAAGTAGCGGATTTGCGACGATAATTGTAGACAATAACGAAAAACATCCTATTGATGGTCAAGAAATTAAGGGTCCAGGTATTGATGAGCCTTTTCAAGGAGAAAACGGTGGAATTTTTTGCGTAGGAGTTTTCAATGAAATGACTGGTGCGCAAACGTTTTTAATAGGTAAACAAATATCAATGCAAAAACCTATTTTTTGGGGCAACAAATGTCGCGAGATGAAATTATTGACGTTTCACGTCGATCCAGAATCACATCAAATAAATGGTATAGATATAGAAGATACAACAAAACTAACAAAAGATGGTATACCAAAATATTTTTTAGGTGCGGAGTTATTTAACAAAATTAAGGGAATTCCGTTGTTAGATGTTTAACCCTTACAGCGTTTTAACACTTCCAGGAGGTTTTCTAGACTTTCATAAAATTACCAATTTATTGAATATTTTATTATTATCTGCTTGTAAAATAATAAAATATTTAGTTTTATCATAAAAAATACACGATTTGGTTGATGCGGTAAGGGTTAAACTAATTGTTTTCCGCTCAGAGAGGGAGAATTAGAAAAAGATAGAACAGTTAATTTAATACCTTAATCCTTAAAGCGTTTGGACACCTACATGAGATGTCCTGGAATTCCTTAAAATCAACCAATTTATAGATATTTTCTTATTTATCAATTGTAAAATAAGAAAATATTTGATTGTAATACAAAAAACAATAAAAAAATAGATCTTTATTATTGATTTTACACATATATACACTCAATAGTAGAGCTCAATTTCCGTGCGACAGCAAGGACACTTTGGTTCTGATGAACCTTCTTGTCTCTGTTTGGTGATCCATTTTTGAATACAAACGGTGTGAAAGTGATGAGAACATTTAGAAACAGCTGTTGGCTTATCACTAGTTTCAGAATAGTCTTCAAGGCAAACCGCACAAATAGTTGCTTCACAATCAGTAGACAATGACGACACTGGTCGTAATTTCAAAATACGAAATTTGGTAAGATGTTCTCCTGTTAGCACAAATCCTTTGCTTAGCATTTTCTCTAATCGCATATTCATTTTCTCCATAAATGAGTTTTTCATGTTTGTAGATAGGCTTTTTGTAAATCTGTCTGGGATCATCCAAACAAGCTCTCCCCTAATACAATCCTGAATACATCTGGACAGCCATTCAGCTTCACTATATTTTTTATGCATTCCAATTTTAAATGCTTTGATTCTTGTTGATAAGTTGCCATCGATGTCCAACATTAAGTTGTTCATCGTAAAATCGCATGTATTTAAACTCTTATCTTGTAGAACTAATGCGTTGGAGTAGCATATATCAATTTTCAACTCAGCAGTCCTAGGTGTTTGTATTACCATTGAAAAAGATTGGTAATCTACTTTTGGAATGTCCGTTTCAGTATGTGTTCTTCTTTCCAATGTAATTATTCTATTGGATTGCTCTAGCCATTCTATAAATTTTTCAGCGACATCAATGCAAGAAACATGAATATCCATATCTGTAAATGGTTGGCCCCGATATTTGTCTCTAACATAGCCCCCATAAACAAATGCTCTATTCACGCCAAAATATGATGAAGGTAGACTAAATTGTTGTATTCCGTTTAGAACGAATTGCAAATCATCAGGCTTAGCATAATCCTTTGTTACTATATTGTCCATATCTTTTGCTCTACTTGGATGTGATGCTATTACTTTAACAGATTATTAACTATAGCATAATCAGTTTTTTTCAAATATTAATAGATCATAATATTATAAAAAAAAGTGTTAGTTATCATATAGCACAGATTTTTTATTTTGTTTTAATTTTTTTTTTATTGGTTTTTGTTTCAAGAGTTGGATTATAGGTTAAGGCACGGTTTGTGGGTTTTATTGTTGAATGTAGCCTCAAATCTCGCCCCTGGAAAACATGCTGATGAGCTCGGGGGTCGATGTGTCGAATCCAGCAAGGTTGAGGATGTTTCGGTCAGACGGGTTGGCGATGCTGAGTGAGTTGCTCACCATGCCCACCACAATCAGCTTTGCGTCAATGCCCATTTCCTTGCGGTATTGTTCAAGGGCAACTTGTGGGTGAATTGTCGGGGCGTAGGTCTCACTGTCTGTGTAGACCACAAACACATCAACTGCCATGCGGTCTTTGAGAGCAGTCACCATCGGAAGAGCACAGTCTGTAGCACCAAAGGGAGCACTTGTGGCACGGATTGCCTCTTGGATGGTCATCTCTGGGCGGATTTTGCCGTCAAAGTTGAAGAAGGTATTTGTAAATCCACGAATGTAGACATTTTGGGTGCCTTCAACAGCAACTTGGACAAGAGCAAGTGCTGTTTCGCCTTCACGACAAGAGATGTTGCTTGCTCCAGCACAAGCAGAATCCATGCTCCCAGACACATCCAGAGCGATCATCATGCGTTTGCCCGACTTCGACACATTACCAAAAGCAAGTTTGAAGGTTTGCGTCAGAGTGTCGGCGATTTCACTCACCACAGGCCAAGTCATTTTGCCCAGTTCACCTTTTCCCGCACTGTAGGTTTTGGACCCAATGAAAATCTTGAGGGGATGAACACGAGATCGACGAACATTCTCGCCATTGGTGAGCATTTCACAGATCTTGACCCGCTTCTGAGCAGCCAAGCCAATTTGTGAGAGTTTGCCCAGATTTCGAATGAGGGCTTCCAGTCCCATTCCTTCAAGCAACACATCCCAAACTGCGGAAGAAGACATGTGCTCAGTTGGAATGTGCTCACGCTGAAGACGCGGATTTTTCTTGAGAATTGCGATTGCCTTGGAGGTGTCCTTGGATGTTTCGCCGATAGCAATGAGTGCTTTGAGGAAACGAGCTGCTGCGGTGAGAGGGTCTTCCCTTGGTAGTTTCTTCTGTGCCTCTTGTGTTGGTTCATTGACTGTCTCGACTTTGATTTCGCTGGCTGTGACCTTTGCAACTGGCTCAACAGGCTCATCGCCAGCAGACAAGTAGATCTTCTTTGCCTGGTCGTAGGAGATGTCGCGCAAAGACTTGGTTGAAGAAACGACAGACCCATTGTAACGGAAGACAAAACTTGTGCCGATGCCGATGTCGTTGAGGGTTTGCCTGATGTTGTGAAGGGGTTCGGTGTCTCCAACCATCAGCTTCAATGTTCCAGACATGGGGCTGTTGGGATGGACGATTTCAAACAACACCTCAACAGAATGCGGTGGCGAGAGAGGTTTCACAGGTTGTTGTGCGATGGGAGCGGCGGCAGATGTTGCTGAACCTCCGAAAAATGACCCAATTGCGCTGGTCACAGAACTCAAAATGCCGCTTGCCTTTGGCTTTTGCTGTTCGGCATCAACATCGCCATCAACACGCTCTGGAGTAGGAATTGCGGCCAAACGCTTGAGAAATTCGGTTCGAGCAGTTGTCGCAGGAATGACCACACCTGTCTTCGTTTTGCGTTCGGGTTTGTCTTCCGCCATGAAGTATTCAAGCACAAGGCGGGCTCCATCATCTTTCATTTCGCTTGGGTTGATGTGGATGAGACGAAAGATGTCTTTGTGGGTCCAGCCTTCACGATTCTTGTATTTGGTAAGCAAGACGGCCAGTTCTTCGCCAGAACGAGATGTGTAGAATTGGGCAAGAGCCTTTCGCATTCCTTTGCCCATGCCTTTACCAGGCTTGTCTGGCTTGTCTTGGGATAGGCCGCGCACATTCTCAAGAAGCATGAAAAGATGAGTAGGGATGCGGCAAATCTGGGCGATTGAAGCAAGAGCAAGGGCTTTGCATTCCTGGTCGGGAGCAAAAACAATGCATGCGGCAAGAGCCATCATCGTCATCTCTTGTCTTGGAGCGCGGCCTTTGACGGAGACATCAGTCAGATCTTCCATGAGTGTCTTGAAAGTGGCTGGTTCGTTGACCGCTGCGAGAATTGCACGGGAAATCTCGGTGGACACCTGTCCAGCGGATTGATAGTAGTTGCCGGTTTTGCTTCCAATGATGAGGTAGCGCAGGCATTCTGTTCGTAGAGGGAGGGGGAAGGAATAACCTCCAGCGTTGTTGCGCACTTGTCCTGGAAGTCCAATCGTTTGTGGAACATGTAACCTAGAGTTCGGGTTCTTCTGAGCAGACATTGCTGTCTTGATAGTTGAGGGCTTCTTAGAGCCTTTCTTCAGACCTTTAGCCATTATGTCGTTGTGTTGGTGTAATACATACTTATTATTGTGCATTTAGAATATTATCCATCAATTTTTTTTAGACCATAATGAACCTCGTTGGATAAAACTATTATTAATATTAGTAAATCAAAAAAATTGAAATTATATTTAACAAATATAATTTTAATTAGTGATATTACCTGGATTATTAGACAATATGGCCGATAGCAAAATCTATTACAGTTTTATGTATTGTAGACTCCATGATCAAGGTTTTATTGTTAGGGGTTCACATAAATATGGTCTTCCAGACAATTTTAAAAATACAGTTTGTAATGCGTCATGTGACGATTGCGATTGGATGAATAAAGGTATAGTGTGCGTTGATGGAATTTCCGTGAAGGTTATTAAACCCATCGAAACTAATTATAATGAACAGCATGGAGGTGGTTTTACATTCGCCATGGTAAGTGATATACTGGATGAAAATGGGAATGAATTAGAAATGGAATATGGTTCGCCTTTTATGGTTTGGTTAAAGAAAATTAAAAAAAATTAAAAAACTCATCAAAAATGATAATAAAATGATAATAAAATATAATATTCATTGGATATTTATATTTGCTTTCTTGATCTGCGTTTCTGTTGTTTAGACCCGCGACGCTGTTTTTTTGACCTGCGAATATTATAACCTCCGTTACTTTCAGATTTTCTTTGCGATAAATATTCCCCATATTGTGCTCTAAAATTTGCTAAATACAATTGAACAAGTTGATAAACCTGATTATTTTCGATATATCTACTTAAAGTAAGTGGCTCTGTAGGAACAACATCCGAATTTCTATAATCATCAGAAGTAATCAATAGATGATAAGCTATCTTAGTTCTGGCCAAATGGTTTTGCTCATTTCTTATTAAATACTCATATATTTCTGGGTCAAACTCCAATTTTATTATCTTTTCAATATAATTTTTTTTATTCCTAGGTATTAGCCTAGACATTAGCCTAGACATATAATTATCTTGCATTACTAAATCACTACTAGATGCCGCTAGGTCTGAATCAAAGGCATGGGAAGGCATATCTTGTTCAGAACTTGCCTTATCCGTTAAATATTTGTTATATGTTTCCTTAAAATGTTGTAAATACTTTTCAGCATATTCAATATCTCTGCCTTCCCCACCCCATGACTTTAAAGTGGGCATTCTCGCCATTGGTGTATAATCATAATCATCGTCATTTCTCATCAAATAACTATCTGAACTAAAAAAATCTATAAACCGTATATACGTTTCATCCCAATACTCTCGCACATTTCGTTCTAATTGCTCATATATTTTTGGATAAAAATGCAAAAATATAATATTTTTATAATGTTCAATAAAATATCTATCCAATAGTATAAACTTACGAAAATGAAATTCTGTTTCGTCAATACTATTTATATATATTTCTTGGAAATACTTTAAATATTCATAAACTTCAAGCAATCCATATGGCATTATAGGCCATAATGGAGGGCCAGCTTGCCACTCTGGCCGGATTGTGTGAATTACATCATCGTTAAGGACAGCTGCTTCTATTAACTCATCAAATATCTTTCCACACCACAGATAAAAATCGAGATCAAAAATTTTATTCTTCAATTTTAACATATCATCTTCATTTTCAAATATTCTATTTAACTTATAGTCCATTTTATATATATACTGTATAAATATTTTTTTTTTGATTAGAAGGTAAGTAAATTAATAGTAAACAAAAATTCAATATTTTTTTTCCCGCACAATTGTTCCACGACAGGTTATAATCAAATTTTTATATTTTTGTATATTTTTTCGTCATTAATTCGGCGTTTTAAATGTGCAAAGGTGTAAAATGGTTATATGAAATATATTTTCTCTTCCAAAATCGCAATTTTTTCTTTTTAATCTGATTTTGTATTTTTTGCTCATATTGTGGATATTCTTCATTATTTATACATCAATATCGTATATTATAAAAAAATTGATTTTATATATTTAATTTTTAATTTTAGATTAATGCTGAAATGAATGATAAATTTATTAAAAATGACCAATGGTCAGTAGAACAACTTATATCTAAAATAATTAAACAAGAAATTAGTAAACCGAAATTTCAAAGAAAACGAAAATGGGATGTAATACCTAAAAATGATAATACACCAAATGAAAAAGCTTACATTCAATTTTTATATAGTTCCGAAAATAGCGTTCATGCAATTACATTTGGACAAGACAATTCACAAAAGAATTGTTATTCAAATATTGATGGTAATAATAGAATTAATGCTATTAAACATTTTATTGATAAACCATTTGAAGTATTTAATGAATATTTAGATAATTTAATTAAAGAAATTAATGATAATCTAAATATAACTCAAGATGATAAAAATAAACTAATTTATATTTTTAGTAATTTTAGTTATAGTGAAGTTATGAATTTTAAATATCATTTATATTTTAATAATAATGGTTATGCGGAACTATATGATAGAATAAAGATATACCGAGACCGTATTGATGATAAATTTATGGAAGAAATTAGAACTAAATTAAAAATCAGAGGCTGTAAAAATTTTGACTCAACCGTAAAAATTAATGTAAATCTATTTGAAGGATATACAACTGATGAATTATGCAAAACATTTGAAGATATAAATAAATATAACAGTAAATTAACAGAAACAGAATTATTAGCTTGTAGTTTATATAATGTTACTAAATTTGAAATTAATGATACTATCTTTAAAACTGAATTAGAGGAATGTTTAAAAGAATATTATAATAATAAGGCTGATGGTGAAGCACTAAACTGTTATAACTATGATAGTAAAATAGAAAAATTAAATGCATATGATTTTATTGTTGGATTTCAAAATATGTGTAATAAACAATATCCAAATTTTATTGAAAAAACAGATGTAGAAGGTCTTTCTTTATATTTTAAATTATATAAGTTATTGTTTGGTAGTTATGATAATACATTTACTACTGAAAATGTAAATAATTTTAAAGAAATAATCAATTATTCATGCCGTTTATTTAATAAAATAATTTTATCTATATTTACTGATAAAATTAACAATAAGTTATTTAACAGTCAATGTCAGGATAAACTCACTACATTAAAAAAGAACAATATGTTTATGTTATTAAGTAGTATAATTGGGTTTAAAAAGAAAGATACAGCTGAATGTATTATTATAAAAAATTTAGAAAAATGTTTACTATATCATTTTATGGTCAGTGATTTGAAAGATAAAGATAAACGAGAAGATTTTAAAAATTATGATTCAATTACATATAGAGCAGGTGGAGCTTTTATAGACAATATTACAAAAAATTTATTGTCTAATCCAGAGATTATATGCAATAAATTAACAGAAGAAATATTTAATAAATTATTAATTCAATTATACAATGAAGTTAATATTCCTTATAATCGAAAACTTGATACTGGAAATAAAAAAAAAGAGAAAAGAAGACATTTAAAATTTTTTGAAAAAACAATTATGTTCTATTTTTACAAAGAAAAAATTCCAATAAATATGCTAGAAAATGAATTTAGTATAGAGCATATTTTTCCAAATAGTAGTGAATGGAGTGGAGAATTAGATAAAGATAGAACAGGTAATTTAATACCTATAATTTCAACCATTAATAGTTCAAGAGGCAATAAACATATAAAGGAATATTATAGAACACCAATAGGAGAATCATTTTGTAAATTTATAAAAGACATAATTCCAGAAATAAATATATACGAAAAAATTATTTCACATGATGGAAAAAGACCTAAAATTAAAAATAATGAATTATATAATCAATTGTGTGATGAAAATGAAGAAAAATACAAATTAAATTTTATTAGTTGTTTATTTGGAAATAAAAAATAATTTTAATTGTGAATAGTAAATACTGTATGCTTGATTGAGAAATACTGAGAAATATTATTATTTTATTTGATATACTCTTTTTAAATATTATTTTAATATTATTATATATAATAATATGTCCCAATTATTAGCATATACATTCGCATTAGCATTGGGAGAAACATTAGCAATGACTGCGTTAACAAAATATTCAAAATCATATAATAATTATTATTTAATAGCAGGTATGGTTTTATATGGTATGTTAATTCCATATATGATTTTAGTTTCATTAAATTATAGTGGTATAGGTACAGTTAACTTTTTATGGAATATTATAACAACAGTTTTTATGATAGTAATCGGTTATTATATGTTTAATGACAAGATTAATAATCTACACATTATAAGTTTACTATTAGGTCTAGGTTCAATTGTTATTTTATATTTTGCGGATGATAAGTAAATATTAGTTAGAATAATTTCTATATAATGAAATCTATAAAGAAATTATACTATTTTTTTGTAAAACATGAAAATAGATTACAGCTACAATTTTTTCCAGATAATGGAATAATACTAATTCTAACTAATTTAAAAGTTGTGTCTAATAAACCTAAAGCGGTAGTTTCTTCTTCACCATCAAGTGTAAGCACCAAAGTGCATTTTATAACAAAATAAAGGAAAAAGAAAATAGTATCGGTGCTAAGAGTAATTTGTAAATCAATACTTTCAGTATAATTATTAAATAGGTTAACAATATTATAAATTAATGTTAAAAAGTGATTTGTATCATTAAGGTCAATTTTACCATCAGCCATAATATCATTAAAAGAATTTACTAGAATAGACCCAATTGAAGTTCGCGTATTTTCAATACATACAAATTTGCGTAAACTATCAATATCTTGTGCAGTTAATTTATCAGAAATTTCGTTAAATATTTTTGAGATATCTTCTATTGCTTTATTTGGCGTTTCTAATAATTCATTTAGTTTTGAACGAAGTGACTTATTATTTAAAATTAAATTAAATATAATATCTTTTATAGTTGTAAATATAACTTCGTTACCACCTAAAGTAAGTGCTTCACTTTTTTGTTCAACAATTTTATCTCCAATTGTATTAGAAACTAATTCAATATTTTTTGATAAATTATTTACGGTTACCAAATCAGCTGAAACACTAATATTATTCTTTAAATTACCCACAATTTTCTCATTTTTTAATGGTTTTTTTTGTAATAATGGTGGTGGTAATATTTCAAGAGGCACGTTTGTAATTTGACTGTTAATATTTTTTATTTTTATTTGTGATGTATCAACAGACATTTATATTATAATATAATTATAATAATATTCTTTTTCTTATAATTATATTTAAAACAAAACATATAATGAAAGCGATTGTTATTTTTTTCCTAATTTAACATCCCTTTCCATATCAAAATCATATGTTATATAATATGTAACGTCATCTTCCGAAGTAAAAGGAGCATCCATTTCAGTCATTAAAGCAATAAACTCCTCTATTTTTTCTTCGGTAAAATCATTATCTTCACTAATATAATTAATCATCATTTCTAGTGAAATCATATAGTCACTATTATTATTATATCTTAAAACATATCGGTTTTGAAATTTTCCATTTAAATCTAAATCATCACTAGTAGGTATTAGATCAGTCAGATGTTTTATTAATAAATCTAAATATTCAGGAGAAAGGGTAAGAGGGTCTAATTTTTTTTCTTCATCCGAATTTTCTAGATTTAAATTTAGAGTAATAGTGAATTTTTGGTTTCCTCCATATAATAATCTATTTTTTCTTGAAACCCTTCCGTTTTTATTATTTTTAATACTTTTTCTAACCATCTAGTGTTTTATATACATTAATATTATATTTAAATTTACAAAACATAAAAAAAATGTGCGTCTGCCGAGAATCGAACTCGGGTCAAAACTTTGGAAGAGTTTTATCATACCACTAGAACACAGACGCTTATATCTATATAATTTATATATTTATCTTTTTAAGTATTTATAAATCTAATTTATAACTATATTTAATTTCATCTTGGATATTATTGGTTGCTACTCCATTATTAATTAGGTTAAATAGTATTTGATAGCAAACATCTAATCTATCGTATTGGTTGTTTGTAAATACATAAGTCGCACACCAAGATTCCCAAATAAAGGTGTTTTGACACGATACATAGAAATTAGTTTGATGAGTATATCTTTGGAAAAATGTTACAATTTTTTCACAATCATTTAATTCGTCTTTATATAAAATGGATATGAAAAACCTATTGTTATTATCATATCCATAAATTATATTTGTTCTATAGCTATCATTTATAAAATCGCTTTTTCTGAAAAAATCAATATATCCAGTTATTCCAAATCTATCCCTTATCATTATATTTTTAGAATTTAACATAAATTTACTATTAAAATCTATATATTTATGTAGTAATTGCGGAATTATCTCTTTCATTTTTTCTATTTTAATGTTGTCGTCAATCATATTCTTAATATTATTAGATACTAAGCTAAGTTTATCTATAGTTTGTAAATCACATTTAGACGCAATTATATTCACTAAGTCAGGTATAACTAAATCTTTAAAACTCATATTTAATAAATTATAATTATATTACAAAATAGTAGTTTCATCAATTTTTTTTATTTATTTTACTATTTTTTCGTATTTTACGAATATAACGTGATTTTTTTTTATGTAGCTTCGCACCACCATTTAATCTTTTATTTGTTTCAATAATTTTCTGTGTGCGTCCGTTTAAACCAGACCAAAAACTTCTGCCCCACTGATCTTTATCTAAAATTAGGTCTGTTGTTCCCAACCAAAGTTCGATTTCCTTTTCTATATCATATTCGTCATTTAAGATATCCTTTACTATATCATATTCGTCATTTAATTTTAAACCTTTAGCTTTAGCATAATTAACTACATTTACATAATTATCACTTTCATCATATTGTATTCCCATTTTGGTTAATCTATTTTTAAGTTCAGTTTTTATAAAATAGTCATGTTCTATTATGAATTTATTCATTTCATCTAAATTTAATCGAATTAGCTGTTTTTTTTCTTTTTTTAATATATCCGATAATATTTTCTCAAAAATATCTTCAGGTAAATCTTTTCCTTCAGAAGCTATTTCTATTTTTAATTTTGTAACGAATAAATGTAAATCATGATACAGTATTAAAATAGAGCGTGGAGAAGGGTGCATTCTTGGTAACACAAGCAACTCATCTAAAATAAAACCGCTATTAGGGACTCCATATTCATTATAATCGTCTGGATTACCAAATATATCATCATCATTATTTAAACTCATCGTATATATATATTATAATTATAAAATTATAAAATAAAATAAATCAATAGCGAAACGATTAAAGGAAATAATAGTTAAAAATAGATATCTTTTATGATTCTATGATACTAACAATTATAAAAAAATGACGTTTGATAATATTGGATTAAAAAGTTGGGAAAAGTTCGTAGCTGATTTAACAAGGGACACGTTTGCAAAATAATTAAATCAAATGAATTTCTGTTTTTTGCGATAAACTCTTTTGAACATGATGTTATACCATTTAAATCACAATTTACATCAACAGTCCCATCTCTATCTTTTTTATCAGAAAGATATACAATTGAAATATCATCATTATTACCTAATAAATGACTAATTACTAAATTAATTTTTGGGATAATGGTATCTTCTACTCTATCAGTGCTAAGTTTATCCTCAAAACCGGTTTTTCTCTGACAAATTATGAGCACTTTTTTTTGGTTCACCACCAATTAGAAGTTTATTCATATTATTTTTACTTATTTTTCGGGATTTATATATTTTTCGTGATTTTTTTTTATACATCTTACCAGCTGCTTGAGCCATTTGTTTTATTGTTTCTTTTAATCTCTGTAATTGTCTACATTGGCCACCACTTACCGCATTCCAATTAGTTATTCCTAACCAAACGCATACATCTTTCAATAAAACATCTTTATTTGTTAAATCTAAATTGTTTGCTTTAGCATAATTTACAACATTAACATATTTATCTTTTTCATTATATGGAATGTGTAATTGTTCAAGTCTTGATCTTAGTTCAAGATTAATAAATCTGTCAAATTCATGTAATAATCTAAATTTATCTTCATAACTTATCCATTTTGTATCTTTTGAATCAGTCAATAATTTTTGTTCGATATCTACGGGTAAATTCATTCCTTTAACCGCTAATTCTACTTTTAATTTAGTAACAAAAGCATTTAAAGTATCATACGCATAAGTATACCAAAATCCATTTGTTCTATAAATTTTTACACTACAACAATCACATTCTTCATCTGATGAACTCATATTAATTATATTATGTATTTATAAATAAAATTAAATATCAAAAATATCAATAATTTTTAATAAAATAATTAATACTATATTTGTTTTATTAATTGGGAATATATCTATTTCTTCTATATCTTGTAATTCTTGTAATTCATGTAATTCTTGTAATTCTTGTATATCTTCTAATTCTCCTATATTTTCTGTATCATGTTTTAATTTACTATTTGTATTATGTAAATTTATTTTAATCATTAGTTTATTTGTATATATATTTTTACTTTTTAATTTTCATAATACTATTATTTTGTTTTACAATACACACTAAACTATCTATATTTGTATTACTCTTTTTATCCATTATCATATCAAAACAACATCCACAATGATCTTCATTGGCTTGTTTTGTTTTAAGTTCGATAATCCGAGGTTCATAATGAATTGTCCATCGACCTAAGTTGTAACTACGCGTATCAGTATAAAGTCTAAAAAAATTACGCAAAAAATTCATATTCATGTATATTACTTATTTAATTGTATGTAAAAATACTTTTCAATTTTTTTATAAATAAAATTTATTTTTTAAACAGTAAGTAGTTAAAAAATAAATTTCGTCCTCAGCAGGACTCGAACCTGCGCGGGTAAACCCAACTGCTTAGTAGGCAGTCGCAATAGCCACTATGCGATGAAGACCAATATATATAATTTACTTAGTTCTGTATTCTTTAAATACTTATTTACCTTAATTTTAAAATTATTTTATCTATATCTTGTTTACCATATTTTGAAAAAATATACCTATAATTATTAACCCATATATATAAATCTAATTTAGTCGCTAGTTGGTCTACATCTTTAATATACACTAAGTGTTTAACACCTAAGATATCTCGTTCAGCCCAAATTATATCGTATATATTTTTTTTTATTAATTCTATGTTTAGGCTCATACTTTTATATATCATAACTAAACATTCTAATTTTACATTATTAACATTTGTTTTTATTAGATGAATATTGTTAGAATTATATATAATATTTTAATAATACTTATTTTTATTTTTTCTGCTTACTTTCCTAGCACTATATTTCTTTTTATTCATTTTCCTTTTACTCCTTCTAAATTTAACCCTATTCGAACCTATTTGTTGTATACTATTTTTTCTAGCAATAAATCGTGTAAGATTTTCTAATAAATCCTCTGCGTTTCTATCTTTGTATATAAGTACTGAATTTGTAAAACCATATCCTATTGCTGTTTGTATAGTTATAGGGTTATAATCTAAAAATAATATATTTTCTTTTTTAACACCATGATTATCAGCAATAGTAAATAAATCATCTACATCAGCATATTTATCTAAGGGGCGACCGGTCATTTCCCAAGGTTTTCTTCCAAATATATTATTCTCATCTATACGTTGCTCATGAATAGCATATTCTTGGTAAAATCTATTTAATATAGGAATTATAAATTTTTCTTTTTCAGTTCTTGATGAAATATATATACTAATATTATTTTGTAAACATAAATGTAATATTTCTATAAGAATAGTTATGTAAAAATTTTTATGTAATGGTTGTTCAAGTGATAATTCCGTTATATACTTATACTTTCTAGCTGTTAAAAAATTATTTATGTCGAGAACTAATACATATTTATCTGATACCTCAATGATACTATTTGTATCATGTAAAGGTATTTTTTCTGTATTAATAAAAGATTGTAGCACTTGCAATACATGATTTGAATTTTCTCTTTTAAATATTAGAATAGAATTATCAAAACCGCCTTCTGATACTGTCTTAATATTTAATTGATTATCATCACAAAACATCAATTGTGCTTTTAAAATGCCGTTTTTTCTAATAATACTATTCAAATTTTCTAGTTTGTTGTTTGCCCAAAATAAATCTTCTTCTTGTTTTAACCTTTCTTTAGGTCTAATATAATCATCAGACATTCCATAAATATTTTCTTCATAAATTTGTTGATAAGTAATAGAATTTGCCTTATAAAATTTATTTAATAATAAAATTATTTGACTTATCTTTCGGCGTGATACTATATATATAGTAATTAGATGTTTCCAAGCTAAATTTAATATTTCAATTAATGAATTTTTATTTTTAAATAAAGTGTCAATTGGAAAAGCACTAACAATGACGTCATCATTTACAAGATCTATATTAGTTATAGTTTCATCAAAATCAAGTGCGAGTATATATTTATAATAAGTATTGTGTTGATTATTATAATTTTTTTTATACCAAGGTTCTACACATAGTTTACTTAAATCTGTATCTAAAATTGTTCTCAAAGTATTTGTACAATTATTTAAAAATGGAAGATAGACTATTTTATCACAAACAACTGTATTTTTCTCTCGATTATTATCATGAGTATTTGATGAATGTTTTTGTATTCCACCAGTAGGTTTAATCGTTCCTAATTGATATATTTTTGGAAATGATGAAACATGATCAGCAATTTTATGATCAAAATAATACATAAAATTATTATCACCATTTAAAGCATCGTTTTCATGATCAACACTATATTCTCCAGTTATATCTCCGTAAGTGTCTAAATTAGCTCTAATTTTAGCATAAATTTCTTTTCTGTCTACTAATTTATTTAAATTATATTCCTGGTCATTAATTACTACGTTTTTATCACGCCACCAATATTTCATTATAACTGAATAGAATAATTTATGATATTTAGGATATGGGTTTGTGGTTCTATTTTTATAATATTTATCATATGCTATTTCCGTGATATATGGGCAAACGATTAATATTTTGTTTGGGTCAATATTAATATCACTTTTCTTTTTTTTATCTCTAAATTGGTCAACAAAACTTTGTCCTCCAGAATAACTTACATCATCTAAAACGATATAATAATCATAATCTGTTTTTTTTGTAAATTCTGGTGTGCCCGAACCTTTATACCAAATTAATAGTTCTTTTGGAAAATTTGTCTTATTGGTATTGATATAGTAATCTATTAGTAAATTTATCATCCAATAGTTTGATTTTTCAGTCCATGGTTTTTGACCTAATTCCCCCTGTGTAAAAAAACAATAAGATTTATTACCAATATACTGATATAAAGTCTCAAAAATATCTATACATTTTTCATAAAATTCTTTCCAAGAAACATAAATAGTATAATCTCTAAATAAACTTGCTAGTATTTGACCTTCATCACTACATTGTAAACTTACCCATTCATTTATTTTTTCTTTAATTATAGAATGATTTTCATCTTCTGGCATATATAACATATTATTTATTTTCCTTATTCGAGTATCCCTAATCATTTTTTGTAAACTTACACTACCTTTATCTAAAATTTCCATTTATATATATATATATATATTGTTTTTTTTAATAATATCAACTTATTTTTCAATAATACTAGTTATATCGCTTTTGCAAAGGGGACATTTATTATTTAACATTTTTTTACAACATTCCACACAACTTATATTATGATTACACGGCAAAAATTGAATATTTTTTTTATTTTTACAACATAATATACACTGTTCTTCATTATTATCTGTTTCAATTACCAAAATATTGTTTGGAATATTAATAATATTTTGTAAAGTATTATTAACTGGTGGAATAACTATAATTCCAGGATCCATAGTCATTCTGCTATAGAAGCCTCTATATCCTAATCGCGCCCATTCATTATCACAAATACGAACACGCGTTCGATGTAAATCATCTTTTTCTAAATCAACACTATTGTTACTAGAACGAAATAGACTAAATATAATATTGGGTGCTATATTATCAATATCAATTATAACTGCGTCTTGAATAAAAATAGAACCTTTTGACGCATATGTTTTTTTACTCTTATTATCATACATAAAATCATAATATGCCCAAGTTTGATAATCCCGAGCAGTATGCCAGTCAACTGGTTGTATATCTATTAAGAATACTTTAACATTATTCCAATCACAAATTGGTAGTTTTTGTAAACCTAAATCAATATACGAAGCATTAAATGGGTCATTATTTAGTCGTGAAATGGTAATACCATCTTCTATATATGGCACCTCTCTATAATAAGAATTTTGGTGTATATATTTTTGAAACATTGACGCAAATTTATCTCCAGCTATAGTCCAATTACCATTTAATTTAATTTTAATCATATTATAATTTTATTTATAATATCATTATTATAGTTTAAATTCTTATATTATAATTTAATATAATTTATAATGAATAAACCTTACATAATTATTACAATCGGTCCAAGTGGTTCTGGTAAAACATTATTAGCTCAGAAAACAATAGAATATTTAAAATTATTAGATAAAGATATGTCTACAAGTTTTACCAAAATATTAATAGATGAACTAGTTGAAAATAATATAGCGTATAAGGAGAAAATATCGTCTATTGTTAAAGAATGTGTTGATGAATACAGACAAGTCAATAAGTCTAGTAAAATTAAAGAATGTTTTACTTGTTCTAAATCAAACTGTTATTATTTAAGACCAGATGTATTTGAAAAATTATCTAAATCATATTGGTATGTAAGGGAAAAACCATATTGTAATGAAAGCTCACATTTAAGCTGTGCTATGTTAAATGATGAATTATTAAAACAAGCTGTAGAAAAAAATGAAAATATTGTATTTGAAATTACGGGTGCGAATACGATGCCTACTTGGATATTATCCGACCCATTCATAAGTAGTGAATATAATGTTATATTTTCATATAGTCTTTTAAATATTGATGAGTTGATTATGCGAAATATCATAAGATTTGAAAAATCATTGCAAAATTTTGCGGAAGATAATGCTAACCCTGCACCAAGATTACCTAATATTCAATATAATCATTTAGAAAAACATGTATATGCAGTTAGAACCTCACTTTTAAAATTGTATAATAAATGCATATTAGACTATAATATATATACGTGTAATAAACATAAAATAAATAAACTATTAATATTTGACAACAACGATTCTGATATAAAATTGATATTTGATAGCGATATTAATAAATATTCATTAGTAGAAGTAGCCGCACTTGTTAATAGACTATTAAGATTAGAAAACAAACTTATTGAAACAAATTTATTAGATTTATAAATTGAAATATCCAATATGATATATTTATATAAGACTTTATTAGGGAATATCAGGTTCATGTGTTTGCATAATCATTTTAATTTGGTCTCCATCTTGTATACCTTGTCTTATAATTTGTAATCTGTCATCAAGTTTTGCTCCTCTATTAGTGAAGAGATACATCTCTTCTAAGTTTAATAAACGCAAACCCATAATATCCGCGATTTGTTGTTTTAATTCAATAGTATATATATTTTCTCTAACTACTAAATCTAGATAATTATCGAGATAATCCCAAACTCGTAAGTGTAATGGCCCCCTTCCATTTTGCAAACTTACATATTGAGTATTTTTCTTATAATTTGAAGATTTATTTTTTTTACTTATTCGTTTTTTTTTATTATTTGTGATTTGATTATTCATTTATATATATATATAATTATATTAAAAAATTGATATATATCATATTGATTATGATGTATAATAAATAAATCATGATAATGGATATAAAATATATTGCGGTCATATTTGTTTTCTTATCTTCAATTGCAGGGTTTGGAGTTTCTAAATTAATATCTTCTAAAAAATTAGCTATTTTCTTTAAGTTATTTTCTGCAGGTGTAATTCTTTCCCTAAGTGTAGTTCACATTATACCCGAAGTAATTCGCGACAATGCATATGAATATCCTCTAGGCAGTTCATTATTTATCTCTGGTATTTTTATAATGGGTATAATTGATAGTTTATCACATACTTTTATATCATCACACTCGCATTTATCTGACCACGAAAATCAAACACATAATCATTCATGTGTTACAACTGAGCAGATGCAAAAAAAAGTAAATCCATATATATTTGAATTAGCATGTGTTTTTCATAGTATTTTAATAGGTATAACTCTTGGAACACAATCTGATGAAAATATTACGCCTTTAATTATATCTATTGTTTTTCACCAATTTATTGAAGGAACTAGTCTTGGATGGATTATAGATATTGTTAATAAAATACCAAAAATATGTATGATTACTATTTATGCTTTATCTACTCCATTAGGTATTATAATCGGAATGACATTATATAATAGTGAAGATATGCAGTGGAAAATAGCAAGTAATTGTTTACTTGGTTTTTCGGGTGGTTTACTATTATATATTTCACTTGTCCAAATTTATATAGAGGAAATTAACAAAGACGAATTACACAAACGCGTTAATTTAAAAACAAAATTAATGCTACATATGTCATTCTTTATAGGTATGGCATTAATGAATATGTTGGCTATATGGGTATAAATTACGATAATTATAACAAATATATAAACAAATTTGATTGTTATAATTATATGTATATTTACATAATACTATTTTAAGTATGAATGAAAATAAATCAACTATTAGAAATTTTGGATATGGATATTTGGCGGGAATGATGGGTATAATCGTAAGTCATCCAATTGACACACTTAAGACACACTATCAACAATTTAATCGCTTAGTATTTAAAAATTTATATAGAGGTATAATCCCTCCGATTATAGGTGTTGGACTTGAAAAAGCAGTTGTTTTTGGAGTATATGAAAGTACAATTAAATATACCAATAGTGATATTATTAGTGGTGGATTATCTGGGTTATCTGCTAGTTTGGTTGTTACACCATTTGAACGATTAAAAATATTAATGCAGACTGGCCAAAGTATAAATAGTCTTAAAAATATAAATTTATTTCAAGGTTTATCAGCCACGTTAACAAGAGAAACTCCTGGGTTTGCTATTTATTTTAGTGTTTATAATAAACTTAAATTATCTAATACTGATGTAACAGATATACATCCTTTTAAAAGTTTTGGATACGGTGCCCTAGCTGGAACAGCATCATGGATATTTATCTATCCTCAGGACAGAATTAAAACGCATATACAGGCTGCTCGTGATAAAAAAATAGGATTTTTTGAAGCATTTAGGTATATACATAAAACGGAGGGTATTACATCTTTTTATCGCGGATTTCATTTAGCACTATTGCGAGCTATTCCATTACATGCGACAGCATTTACAACAGTTGAATTGTGTAAAAAATATCTATCTGAGGTAAAAATTTAATATTATCAAGTTATATAATTTCTTAAAAAATTGATATATTTTTTAATTATGATTTTTTTATAATATTCATTAAAAATAAAAAATGGCTAACGAAATTATTACAGACCCTGTCTTTTTAGCATTAGACATAGAAACATCTGGATTAAATAAATCAATATTTGCGATTGGTTGCGTATTGTTCAAGCGAAAGTTACCAAATATCGATAATATATCTATAGAATTAATAGAATGTATTGAAGAAAGGATATTTGTGTTTACCCCAAAAAAACCTTCAAAAACAATAGAGACGACAGGCGATGTAGACAATTTAGAAATTATGACTTATAATGATTTTAGTATGGATACATGGGACAATTTTTGGAGTAAATATGAAGATATTTTGGATACCCTATCTGCCAAATCAAATTGTTCTAATGAACTTGATTTATTAATGTCTTTCTATGAATATTGGACTAAAACAACAAATAAATATCATAATATAAAATTAGTCAGTGATAATGTAGCATTTGATATTGGATATATAGATCAGCGAATTGCCTTTTTAAATGAAAAAATCGATGGTGATAAACCTAAAAAGAATAGGAGACCTTTGAATTACCAATTTAGGAAAAAAAAATGGTATTATGTTTCACCTCTTGATACTAATACATTGGAATGTATTATAAAATTAGGAGATAATGGTAAAAAACATTTGGAAACAATGCTAGAAGAGTGTCCATTTGAAAATAATCATGACCCTATATCTGATTGTAAGCGAATTGCTTGGATTTTTACAAGAATAATGGCTTATTTAACATAATAAATAGTTTTTATATAAAATTTATATTTTTTTTGGAATAATAATGACTTTTTGTGTAAAACCTAAATTTAAAATTCCAAAATATATTGTATCTCCATTATTAATGATATAATCAGTAATATTGGAAAAATCAAATATAGGATATATTATTTCATTTGGATGATAAATTCGTGATAATGTGTCTTTTTTCATATTATCTGATAAATTATAAATACGAATAGGATTTTTAATAATTGTGCGATAAGTTGTTTTATTCCAATTAGTGTGTCCAAAGGAATAAAGATATTGACTATGCTGTTCGGTAAGTATATTTACTAAATATGCTTGTTTAGTAGTACATACTATTCTCCCAATATTAGTACAAATATTGGGCAAGGTTGATAATATAGAATTCATTTATTTAACTTTAACTTTAAGTAATAAATATGTTATTAAATCAAATTTTATAATGAAATTGATAACATAAATTTTTAAATCTTGACCAAAGTAATATTAGGTAGACATTTTTTATGAATGTTTTACATAAATTAATTATGAATAACATATTATATTAATGAATAAAAAATTGATTTATACAATTGTTATTACTTATATAAAACAAAATAAGTGTATTATAATGGCTTTAAAAAGACTTCAAAAGGAGTTATTAGATATGGAAAAAGATGCTCCATCAAATTGTTCGGCTGGTTTAATCAATGATGATATATTTAGTTGGAAAGCAACGTTATTAGGACCAACTGGAACGCCATACGAAGGAGGGATATTCTATTTAAAAATATTCTTTACACCTGATTATCCATTCAAACCACCAAAAATTACATTTGAAACAAAAATTTATCATCCCAATATTAATAGTGTGGGTGCGATTTGTCTTGATATTTTAAAAGATAATTGGAGTCCAGCTCTAAATATATCAAAAGTGCTATTGTCTATATGTTCTCTATTATCGGATCCTAATCCAGATGACCCATTAGTTGCGGATATAGCTAATATTTATAAATCAAATAAAGCTCAATATGAAGCAAATGCTCGAGAATATACTTTAAAATATGCGAGATAACAATATAAATAAAATAATAAACAAAAATATTTTATTATTTTATTTTTATAAATAGTATACATTTCCTATTAAAAACGGAATCCGCCACTTATTCCAATACTATTAGAACCCTGTCCATTCCAGCCACCATCCCTTCCAACATGGATGGCTCCATAACCATTGCGGTTTCCAATCCCAACAAGTCCTTGGGCGCTAAAACCATTATTATTAGCATTACCTGAACCACTAGTAAATAGTCCAGTAGTAGTACGATTAGGAAAATTGTTTGTAAGATTAAGCGATGACATCAAAGTTTTTTATATAATATTATAAATAAAATATTTTTTAAATATTTATCTTATCAGAGTATCTTACGTTTCACAGAAGATTTCGTATATTTTATAAAATTTATTTATTAGAACACTAAATACATTACACTATAAGAGTTAATAAAGCTATTTATTATGGATATTGTGAACTATGTATAGCGATTTCTTTTTTTACAATAGTGTCTAAATATTCAAACAATTCTGTAAAAAAATTATGTGTAATACCGACACATTCTAAATTTGTAATGCATTTTTTACAACTACTTCTAAATATAGAATATGTATTTTCGCATCCATATTTAAGTATATAATTAGGCGTTGTTGACTGTATATCTTGAACAATGTCTGTAAAATCATCATATAGTTGAAATGCCATTCCAAAATGTTTACTAGCTTTTGACATTATTGCTATTTTATCTTTATTATCTTCAAACAATACATATGTTAATAAAAAACTTAAATTAAAAAGTGTAGTAGTTTTTTTATAAATTAAATTCTGATAGTCTTTTTTTGATGATAATCCAACCTTATTTTTTAGATAACTAATATCCATAAATTGCCCCATAGGTAATCCGTTTTTTCCAAGATTATTATTTATTATTTGATTATATGTATATATTTTTTGAATATTATTATCTATTTGTTTCAATGTGTTATATACTTTTTGAAATGATTTCCGTAAAAGAATAATTGAAAATTGTAAAGCTATTGGAACTCCATATTTTTTATGAACTGTTAGTTTGCCTCGTCTATAATCATCATTATCCATACATGGTAAATCATCTATTATTAAACTAGAATTATGTATCATTTCTATTCCTAATGATAAATCGGATACATCAATATTAACATTATGCGTATTATTTAATGATGTCGCAATTGCAAAAACTATCATTTGTCTAAGTCTTTTCCCACCATCAAAAATATATGTATAAATATCATTATATTTTTCTTCAGATGATATAAATTCATTAATTACACTATCAGCTTGTTTTTTTAATAGTTCCATTATATATAAAAATCGATACATTAATTTTTAGATTAAAAACGCCAATAAATGCTCTATTCAAATAAAAATGCGATTAAATCTTTAAATATCATTAAAATTTGTTTTTTATAAGTTTCAATATTTTGAGATACAGTATTAGATATTATATCTATATTTTTATCTAAATTAAGAATTTTATCAATAAATATTTGTGCTTTTTGTACTTTATTTGGATAATAATCATTTAGAAAATGTAATAAAGCATTTATACAATCAACCTGAATTATCATAGCCGATAAAAGTGTTTTATCTTCTCCAAATAATATGTTTGCAGTAGGTCTACTATTTCTATAGTTAATATTGCATAAATCGGGCATATCATATATACATCGAATAGAACAGTATTGTATAGCAAAAATATCAGTAAGATTACTTATATTTTTGTCTATCTTTTCATATTCTAGTGATAGGTCATATAATGAAATTAAAAAATCATCATTTTCAGATAATATGTTATTTATTACAAAATTAATAGGAGTATTTTCAGAATAGTATCTAGTTAAATTTGTATGATATTTATTTGACTGCATTATAATATACATAAATAGTATTTAAAAAATAATTATTTTAAACACTATTTAATAAAATGTTTATTTTATTAATTAAATAAAATATATTTATAATATAAATATGTCTATTGTAACTAATTTAACACGTCAAGTTATCGATAATATTTTAATATAAGTAAAAAAAGACGAAAATATGTCTAAAATCAGAAAAAATATTATTGATCCAATAATTCATTATTCAATTGAGAGAATATACCCATATATTATTATAACTGGAGCACTATTTATACTGACTCTTTTAGTAGCTATAGTAATTCTAATAATCCTAATTAAAAAATAAATTATATACTATATTAAAAATTATATTAATACATAATATAATGTATCTAACAATTATTACAAGTATTTTAGCATTTTGGGTTCTATATTTTTATGTAAATAATCGCTTACATTCAAAAGAAGATTTTAATATATGTGATAGACCTAATATATTGGATCAATGGGCTAAATTAATACCCTATTGGAATAAAGATTATAATAAAGAAAATTATAGAATTATACAGGGAGATATATACACCCCACAGGGGACACCATTACCATTAAAACCTAGTAAAATGCTATTAGAAAATACAGAAGATATACCTACTGTTGAGGGTGGTAAAACTGGTCCAAGAAGTTTAGCAGTTTTTGCCTATAATAAAGCTAAACCAGAATGTTGTGGAATAGGCAATGGTGGTTATAGCACAAGTGGAGGTTGCATATGTATAACACCAGAACAAGATAAATGGTTTGGAAATGTTGGAAATAATCGTAGAAATGGTTATATGGGAATATAAATTTATACTTAAAAATATTTTAAATATATTAGTTATCTAAAATATTATTAATGCCAACATATACGAGTTATATAGAAAATTTATTAAAAACAAACTGCCAAAAATTAGAAATAGTTCAATTAGGAACACTTAATGAAACATCACCAAAGATTGAAGTGCCCATATCTAATCTAAATATTGAATTAAAAGAACATCAAAAATCACTAATATACGCAGCTCTTGAATTGGAAAAGACTTCACACCACCGTTGCGTTGCGAGTGATGATGTAAGCTATCAAAGTAATATAGGTATTATTGCTGATATTGTTGGAAGTGGTAAGTCTATAGCGATGTTAGGTTTAATATCATTAAAGCCTAAATTAGAAGAATATATATTTCCAAATCAATATACTGTTCACGAAGGATGGGGTATTATATCTTTTATTAAACAAACAAAAGCTAAGATAATGAATTGTAATGTAATTTTAGTGCCTCATACAATTATTAATCAATGGGAACAATACATTACTAAATATACAAAACTTTCATATTTAAAAATAAATTCAAACAAAACAAGTATATTTTCAGCTAATGCTCTTGAAACAACAACAATTGTGTTAATAAGTAATAATTTTTTTCCAAATTTTGTAAGTAATTTAGAATTATTATATAATAAAACCCAGGTGATCTTTGATAGATTTGTTATTGATGAAGCCGATAATATTAAATTTGGTGTGAATATCTCTATAAAAAGTAGATTTACATGGTTTATAACAAGTAGCTTAGAAAATTTGTTGTTCCCATCAGGTTGCTATTGTGTAAGAAATTTAAATACTCAAATTGGTATACAAACAGCAAATGTAGATCAAATATCTCAACATAATTTTATAAACAACGGAATTAAATATATACACAGTAAGGGATTAAATTACAAAAATTTTGTAAGGTCAATGTTTGAAAAAATACATGTATCAAGTAATGATATAATACCAATATTGAAATGTCTATGTCTTAAGCATTCTGAAAATTATATTTTAGAAAGTTTTAAATTACCTATACCTAATTTTTTAATTTATAAATGTTTAACACCGTATAATATTGGATTTTTATCAAATATATCAAATTCAGAAACTATAAACCATTTAAAAAAAGAACTTATGATTTATATTAATGCCAATGATATCTCTAGTTTAAAACAAAAATTAGGTTTTAAAGTTGAAAGTTGCGAAAGTATTTCAAACATGATAACTTCCAATTTAAAAAAAAATTTAGAAAATGAAAAAAAACATTATGCGTATATTGATAGTTTAGAAATAGAAGAAAATGATAAATTGGAAAGACTTCTAAAAATTACAAATAAAATTAATGACCTTGAAAATAGTATAACACATGTATTAGATAGAGTAAATATAGATAAAAATAACTTATGTCCTATATGCTGTGATAATCTAACTAAACCTATCGCAAGTGTAGCTTGTTGCCACAGGTTATTTTGTATGAACTGCATTACTAAATATTTTAATTCAAAATCTAATAAAATCGGTGAATGCCCTTTTTGTAGAACGAAAATAGGTTTTCAAGGCATAACAATTATGGAAGACAATGTTAATAATATTGAAAGTAGTAAAAATATTTTATTATCTAAACAAGAATATTTTATGAAATTAATCCTAGAAAATAAGCAAAAAAAGTGGTTAGTATTTTCAGAATTTGATGCTACATTTAATTCACTTTTAGATGATTTAAGTAATAATAATATTACATATTCTAAAATATGTGGAACAGCATCTCATATAGATAATTTAATAAATAATTTTAATAATGGTTTAATTAATGTATTATTACTAAATGCTGTAAATTTTGGAATGGGAATTAACTTAGAAATGGCTACGGATGTATTAATCTATCACAAACTAAGTTCAGAAATTGAAAAACAGGTTATAGGACGTGCACAGAGGCCTGGTCGAATTCTTCCATTAAATGTTCATTTTCTAAGTCATGATAATGAATATGAATATTATATTAATAGACAAATTAATAACAATAATATAGTGTATATTTGATAAACTATAAATATAGTGTATATTTGATAAACTATAAATATAGTGTATATTTGATAAACTATAAATAAAATAGTGTAAGAAAAATATCTATCATTTTTTATTTATTTATTTTTCCATTATCAATATTTATAAATTATTTATGCTATATATATATATATATATATTGTATTAGATGGAGAGATGTGTAATTGCTTGTCTAAATTGCCAGATACATATGCCCAAAGATCATCCATGTGTATTATGCTGTTATGATTGTGAACACATTTGTGATTTTGCACTAACTACAGATTTAAATAATAGCTTTTTAAAATGTTCATTATTAGATTTGTGTATAAATGCATGTAATTTGTGTATTTTAGAATGTTCTAAACACATGAAACACCATGATGTTTGTAAAGAATGTGTTGCTGCTTGTAAGGAATGTATTAAAGAATGCCAGCAAAAAAAAATGGAAACCTTTAAAAACCAGTTTTCATAGTTATTATTTTATTATATTTTAATAGTTAAGATTTAATAAAACAATAATATTTTTGATTTTACATTTGTATATTTATACGATTTATTTCCATTTAAGATCATTATTTGGGTTATATTCTATATCATTTTCAGGATTTATTTCCTGTATGACATCAACAGGGACTAATTTATTAAGTATTCCATTATCGCAAACAACATGAGGTTTAGAAATTCCATTATCATCATTATAATCATAAGCATACCAACCATAAATCATCCATTTTTCAAAAATATATGGACCATAATTTATTTTATTTCCATTTTGGTCACGTCTTGTTCTTGGAACCCAAATATTATATTTATCTTCTTTAGTCTTTCTATCCCGAAGATACCAAATACTTCGCATTCCTGTTCTTTTTAAGGTTTCTGTAAATACATCTTCACATGTATCACAATAGAAATAACCTAAATGATTGTCTATATCAGTATATTCTTGACGAATGTTGTTTGAACCTACTATTTTATTACAGAAATCACATTTGCCTATGTGACACAATACTTTACGCTGTGGACTTATAAATTTATCATTATTATCTATATTAAATAAACCTGGATAATTGCTTATATTCATTCCGTTTGGTATAAAGGCAGGTGTATACGCTTCACTTGGGTCTAATTCTATTTTTTTGTATGTAGGGGGTTCTAATACACGAACAATATAATCTTTATTATCTCTGTTAATAACTACATAATTAAATTCTATTTTTTCTTCTACCATTATTCAACTCTAAATATTTTATAATAATTATACTATAAAATATAAAATCAAATTTTTGTGTAATAATTTATTAATACTATTCTTTGAATTTTGTTTTTGTATAACCTTTTTTAAATGTTTGCATAAATCGTTGTTTTTGTTGTGCTGTAATAATCGGTTCTGGAATAGTTTTATTAGCATTGATTTTAGGTAATTTCCCATAAAATATAATTACTTTACCAATTTCAACAATTGTATTACTTGTATATTCTTTACCATTATGACTTGTTACTTCCCTATTTAAGAATATTAAATTTCCAACAGATTTACCAAATTTAAAATCCTTTTCTAGTTTTTTTGTTGATGGATAATACACCCATATATCATAACCATGTAAATCTATTAGAGACATTAAAATTTTAAAATTAGTTTCAATAGTGTTTAAATCATTTTTACCTATAAAATTACGATATTCGTTCATATATTTATATTTATATTGATATTATATTATTTAAACCGAAACAGTATTAACAATTATTAAATTATTTTTAAATAATTTGATAATAATTTTTTTAAATAGCTTATAATGTTAAGTACAGCACCAGCCACCAGGCCCGTGACACCTCTCCCACCAACGAGGACGGCGCTCGCATCCTGACGAACAACGATCAGCACGTCTATTACCTCCACATCTGGTATTTAACCAATTTTGATGTGCTTCGGCTGCCTTTCTATCTGCTTCTGCCTTTGCAGCTGCCTTTCTATCTGCCTCTGCTTGAGCCTGTGCTATAGCAGCTAGTCTTTGTCTTTCTAATTCAGCTAGTCGTTCACGTTCTATTCGTTGTCGTTCTTCTTCTTCCCACTCACCAGGATAATAATCTCTACAAGGCATATCCCCACCTACCCATTTTTTCCTTGTTCCCCCATAACTTACATCTTGAACACAAGCACCATAATGATTAGCATTAGAACGGTTTATAGTTCTATAACTATTACCTACACGATAAAATAATCTATTAAATTCAGTATCTCTATAGTCTTTAACTTTAGGATTATTTATATCATTATTAGACATAAGAACATCTATACTCATTTTAGGATTGGGAGGATCACTATAAATACGAGCCCATATTAAGTTTCTATTATAATCATGGATTGATAACAACCAATTATTTAGACGTCCTCCGCAACAATCTGTTCTATTGCTAATAATAATTCGGTCAACTGTTTGTGAAGCATCGCCTAAGTCAACTTCCCAAAACTGAGGTCCACCACTATTATTCCAAGATCCATTACCACTATGATATACACTGCCCGCATTCCAGTTTCCATCATTATTACCATCATTTGCCTTTGAGTTAGATGAACCTGGATAATTACCACTAGATGATGTCGATTTACCTTGGGCTATATTTCGATTATTACTAATAACTTGGACTTCAGCAAGCTGTAACCAATTTTCACTATCTTGTGTATTATTAATGGTTATTCTTACATATCTGCCTCTTACATCTCCTCGCTTAGTTGATGGCACGTATGGAATTGGTGAATTTACTCCAGATAAGAACTCATATCCATCAATGTCTTTACATCTTTCTACATAATTATGTACATTCATAGCTTCACTATCTAATTTATTAACACCCCTATCCTCTTTATACAATTGGTTTAACCACTGTGATAGACTGTTTTCATCATAACTATTAACTCTACTAACATCATAGGATAGTCCTTCATTTGTCGTGCATTGATTTGAACTCTGATTATATTTGTAACTATTAAATATGCACCTATTGGCAGATTTCCAATTGCAAGTTGCTAGATTTTTATATTTGTCGACGTTTTTATTTATCTTATCTTGGTCTATAGGTTTCTCAATAGCATTTACATCTTTCTTAACATAACTTACTATATTTGTATTATAATAATCCATTTGTTCTTTCTTACTATATGTATCAGGGTCTTCCCATCCTTCTTCTTTTTTGGCTATAAAAAATGTTTTTGAAGATTGTGTGTTATCTTTTGTTGGTATTACCATATAAAAACCTTCACATTTATCTTTTAGAAAATCACAAAAAGTTTTTGATTGTGCCAATGTTAGTGTCTGACCGTTGATTGAACCATCATTATT